AGAGCAATCAGTGCAAACAAAAATCTACATACAACAGATCAAACTCATAAAGCAATTTTAGAACTAGTGTTATTCGACTTTTTAGAATCGAAAATTCTAAAGATGTGCGAGTTACTTGTCGAAAATTAGTGTATGCACACTAGTTGTTACTTCTGTTATCTTATCCTTTATGGCATTAAAGGAGACAGATGCAAAGATTCATGTTGAAAGGGGCGACCATCCAGAAATTTATGATGAAGCTTATTATGACCGTTCTGTAGATCATAAAAATGAAATTCTAGATACTTTGGCTGAAATGCTCCAGAATGCAACAGGTAAAACCCTTAGACCAACACGAGATACTCAAACTGTTCTTGCCAATAATGAGGTACCTCAATCTTCAAGTGGATTGTCTTCTACACCAACAACTATATCAATTATGGATTTACCAAATCCATGCCTAAATGCTTCAAGTTTGACTTGTAGCATTAAGGGAGTTTCAACATTCAATGTTTATTACCAAGTAGAAAGCAATGGTGTTATATATTCATGTATCAGTGACACTATAACTAAATTGGGAAACTGTGAAGGATCTTCTGAATTGCCAAGAAGCTTTGAAACTGTTCCAGTTGTACCAATAACAAAAATCGATAACAAAAGGAAATTATCTATAGGAACTAAATTCTATATAATTGAAAGTTTGGAGAATTACAATTATCCAATCATGTACAATTCTAGACCAACTAATGGCACAGTCTCTCTCCAGAGTGTGAAATTCTCAGGTGATTGTAAAATATCAAAAACAAACATAGTTAATTCTTATACAGTTTCATTAACTACACCTGAGAAAATCATGGGTTACGTCGTCAAAAGAGAAGGAAGTGACATGAGCCATTCCATAATAAGCTTCTCTGGCTCAGTTAGTTTGACTTTCACAGAAGAAAATATGGATGGTAAGCATAACCTATTGTGCGGTGACAAGTCTTCTAAAGTTCCTTTAGTGGACAAAAGAGTTAGAGATTGTATTATAAAGTACTCCAAAAATATTTACAAACAAACTGCTTGCATCAACTTCTCATGGTTTAGATTGATCATGATTGCTCTGATTGTCTATTTCCCTATAAGGTACTTGGTAAACAAAACATCTAAAACACTGTTCTATGGGTATGATCTTCTGGGATTGATAACGTATCCTATACTACTACTGATAAATTATTTATGGTCTTATTTTCCCTTGAAATGTAAGGTCTGTGGAAATTTATGTTTGGTAACCCATGAATGCTCAAAATTATGCATTTGTAACAAAAACAAAGCCTCTGAAGAACACTCAGAAGAATGTCCTATAATAACTAGAACAGCAGAGAAGAATAAAAAATACAACTGGGCTAGCATTGAATGGTTCCATTTGATAGTTAATACAAAAATAGGCCTCTCTTTCCTAAAAGCAGTCACAGAAACTTTGATAGGATTTCTGATTTTGTCACAGATGCCTATGTCTATGGCTCAAACTGCTCAGTGTTTGGATAGCTGTTATTATGTCCCTGGTTGTGACCGCTTTGTTACAAACAGATATGACAAATGTCCTGAAAAAGACCAATGCTTCTGTGCTATTAAAGAAAATTCTATTGTAGAATCTAACTTTCTAACCAATGTTGTGACAGAAGGTCCTATGGATTGTATACCTTATCAAGAATGCAAAGGCAGGATAACTGAAAATGCTTTAGTAACTTTTGTCAAATGCAGATTTGGTTGTGAGTATGCCTCTATTTTCCAAAGCAAGCCTTTAGATAATGGGTTCTTAGAATATTCTGGTGACACATTGGGATTGAATGCTGTGAATCTACACTTCATGAAAAGGCTTAGGAATGGTATAATTGATTTCTACAATAAAACTGAAAAATATGGATACATTTCTGGAGATGCACTTAAATCTAATGAATCAGACATACCTGAAAGCATTTTTCCAAGAAAATCTCTCATATTTGACTCGGTGATAGATGGAAAATATAGATACATGATAGAAGAATCTTTATTATCAGGTGGGGGCACAGTTTTCTCTCTTAATGACAAAAGTTCTAGCACTGCTCAGAAGTTTGTTGTTTATATTAAAAAAGTTAGAATACAGTATGATGTTTCTGAACAATACACTACAGCTCCTATACAAAGCACCCACACTGATTTCTTTTCAACATGCACAGGTAAATGCTCAGATTGCAGAAAAGAACAACCGATAACTGGGTATCAAGATTTCTGCATAACACCAACATCTTACTGGGGTTGTGAAGAGGTTTGGTGTTTGGCTATCAATGAAGGAGCCACTTGTGGGTTTTGTAGAAATGTGTATGATATGGATCAATCTTTCAGGATTTATTCTGTTATTAAATCAACAATCAAGTCTGAAGTATGTATATCTGGATTTGTGGGAGCAAAGTGTTTCACTGTATCTGAGGAAGTCCCATCTGAATCAGGATATTTCCAGGCTGATATATTAGCGGATTTCCATAATGATGGCTTAACAATAGGCCAGCTGATAGCTCATGGACCTGATAGTCACGTATATGCGGGAAACATAGCTAGATTAAATAATCCATCAAAAATGTTTGGTCATCCTCAACTTTCACACCAAGGTGATCCCATTTTCTCTAAGAAAACATTAGATACAAACGATCTGTCCTGGGATTGTTCAGCAATTGGTAAAAAAACAATTACGATAAAATCATGTGGTTATGACACATACAGATTTAAAACAGGTTTGAACCAAATATCGGACATTCCAGTTCAGTTTACTGACCAGAATAGTTTTTATATGGAAAAGATCTTTAGTCTAGGTAAGCTTAAAATTGTTTTGGATCTACCTTCTGAATTGTTTAAAACTGTACCAAAAAAGCCTATATTGAGTTCTGTCTCTTTAAGCTGTAAGGGATGTTTCTTATGTAGCCAAGGGCTGAGGTGTGCTGCCTCATTTATATCAGACATAACTTTTTCTGCAAGGTTAACCATGAAACAATGTTCATTGTCAACATACCAGATAGCAGTAAAGAAAGGTGCTAATAAGTATAACTTGACAATGTTCTGCACTTCTAACCCAGAAAAACAAAAAATGATTATAGAACCAGAAGGAGACAAATCATACTCAGTTGAGGCACTTGTAGATTCTGTTGCTGTGCTGGAACCAGAAAACATAATTGATCAAAATGACCAACATGCACACGAGGAACAGCAATATAATTCTGACACATCAGTTTGGAGCTTTTGGGACTATGTTAAAAGCCCTTTTAACTTTATAGCAAGCCACTTTGGATCCTTCTTTGATACAGTCAGAGTAGTATTGCTCATACTCTTTGTATTTGCTCTTGCTTACCTCTGCTCTATTGTTGCCACAATGTGTAGAGGCTATGTTAGAAACAAGTCTTACAAGACAAAATATATTGAAGACACTAATGATTATTCTTTGGTTTCCACGTCTTCTGGTAAAGACACCATCACTAGAAGAAGACCTCCTCTAGACTTCAGCGGTATATGATTAAATTCATTGGAATATACACCAAATGTGTTTTAAATTAAATAAGGCAGAATGATTGTAATCAAATAAATTTAATTTGTCTAAATAAGTGTTAAATAAGCAAACTATATAAAAAATATAAAAATAATAAAAATAAAAATCAACAAAAACAAATAAAATGTATAAAAACAAATAAAAAGGTCTTAGACCAAATCTGGCCGGAGCCTTATTTATTTACAAAAAAAATTTTTTTGGTTTTTTTCAACTTTTTTCTATTTTTTGCTTTTTGTTTGTTTTTGTTTTTGTTTTTGTTTTTTGTTTATTTTTTCTTTTTTCTTTTTTGGTTTTTGATTTGTTTTTAAACACAAATACATATATATTTTATACTTCTATATATATATATATATATAGTTTTTTATCTTGCTTTATTTTTTACTTAAACATTCAAAATATTATGAACAATATATATTATTTATTATTAAATGAAAACATATTTAGATTTCATTATCAAATGATATCTCTATCTTGTTATCAGTAACATTCTCCTCTTCTTCAACAGATTTCTCTAAATTAGCACTTAGCTCTGCAAGTTGTCTTCTAATTTGCTTTTCAGAATTGCCTTTAGGTATGATTAACTTGCAGGCTTCAATGAAGGCTTGCGATTTGGCTCTAATAGCCCTATTGATGGGTATTATCATGCAGCTTTTATCCAGATCTGCTCTTGGTGAATCACAGAATTCTTTTGTCCAAGAATACATGACACTAGCAAAAGAAACATCTTTCTTGTAAACTTGATCACATAATAAATGAAGCTGAACACAATTCTCTGAAGTGTTGTTAACTTTTGGAATGGACCAATTTAGATAAAAAACAAAACATATAGGATCTTTAATGCTTCCTTGCCCTTTCAAAACAGTTCTGGCATTAACACTCTTGTTAGGATCAATTAAAGCTACAGCCAATTTCCCATCAGGATCAGCTATAGTAGGGCATATCCAGATAACTATCCTTGAGATCATCATGTATTGTTTTCTGCTATCCCAGGTTGGATGTATCTTAATTATCTTGGTTGCAGCTTTATCACCATTACCTACAAAAAGATCATTTTTCCAGCTGGAGATATGATGATTTGTATCAACAATCATTCTAGCAGAAAGATCATAAGACTCTGATTCAGATATCTGGTCAGACTCATATGTGCCTAGTGATGAGGTGCCTGTATTGTTCATCAAAATCTTCCCTTTAGAGCTATCCATGGCTCTTTGGAGAACTTCCTTGTTGTTGTGATTAGCAGAAGGATTGTGTACAACAATGTCTGCTCCTTGTTTAGAGAGGGTAGTTGTAACCCTAGGGTGATCTAGCTCCCTGCTGCTAGATGATCTGAGTGATTTGAAAAAACTATTCATCTCTGGACGGTAGATTAAGAATTAAAATATTGAGAAGATAATGATTGAATTCGGCTAGATATAATTTTGATGCACTGATTGCTCT